AAGTAACACCATTTGCCCGTGCGATGCCAGATGAATTTAAATTTGACACAAGCATTGACACTTTTACTGCTTACAAGATGTATATCGCATCCAAACCTTGGGTTGCATCTAATTATCTTCGTATGCCGCAACGAAAACCTGACTGGGTATAACTAAATTATGACGAGTGAATTTCTTTTTGTGGAGAAATACCGTCCTCAAGTAATTGATGATTGTATTCTTCCTGATGATACTAAAAAAACATTTAAGGAGTTTGTTGAGAAGGGGGAAATTCCAAATCTTCTTCTTGCTGGACCTCCTGGAATTGGTAAAACAACCATTGCAAAGGCATTATGTAATGAATTGGGGGCAGATTATTATGTCATCAACGGATCCGACGAAGGACGTTTCCTGGATACTGTACGAAACCAGGCAAAGAACTTTGCTTCGACCGTCTCACTTACGGGATCTTCTAAACACAAAGTCATCATCATTGATGAAGCTGATAACACAGGGAACGACGTACAACTCCTACTACGGGCGAATATTGAGGCATTTTATAACAACTGCCGATTCATCTTCACCTGCAACTACAAAAACAAAATTATTGAACCTCTTCACTCCCGATGTGCCGTCATTGACTTCACCATCAAAGGGAAGCAGAGAGTTCAACTTGCAGGTAGTTTCTTTCAAAGACTTCAATCAATCTTGGATTCGGAAAAAATTGAATACGATCAAAAAGTCGTTGCGGAATTGGTATCAAAACACTTCCCAGACTTTCGTAGGGTCCTCAACGAATGCCAAAGATATTCTACGGGAGGAAAAATTGATTCGGGCATTCTTGCATCTTTCTCAGACATCTCTGTAAATGAACTTATTAAAAATCTCAAGGATAAAAACTTTTCTGAAGTCCGAAAGTGGGTGGTCTCCAACTTGGACAACGATGCTAGCAGTCTACTTCGCAGGATTTATGACGCCTCTTACGATTGCCTTGTTCCCGCATCTATCCCTGCTGCCGTTCTTATTATTGCTAAGTATCAATACCAATGTGCGTTCGTGGCTGACCAAGAAGTAAATCTTCTTGCTGCTCTTACTGAAATTATGGTGGAGTGTGAATTCAAATGACTAATATCAGACATCAAATCAAATCTTCTTGGTATTATATTTTTTGGGGTGCCATGGCAGTTGCTGTGATTGGTGGGCAAATTTATGTTGGAACTGGTTATCGTGAGATGGCAGAGGCAACCAAATCTGTTGATATTTTTGTGAAATGCGTGAAATGAAAGTAAGAACTTTTCCACTTAAAACATGTCTTCGTTATCCTGGTGGTAAATCTAAGGCAACTAAAACACTTGCACCTTGGTATCCCGATAATTTCAAAGAATATCGTGAACCTTTTATTGGTGGTGGGTCTGTTGCCTTTTATACTACTCAAGCATATCCAGATGTTCCTATTTGGATCAATGATTTGTATGTTCCCCTCTATAATTTTTGGGTACAACTTCGTGATAATGGAGAAGAACTTTCTGAACGATTGAAAGAGATTAAAGAAAAGGTATCTGACTTTGGAACTCAAGATGAGAAAGATTCTGCACACAAAGAACTCTTTAATCAAACAAAAGTTGATATTAACACTCAAGAGGGAATTGAAAGAGCAGTAAGTTTTTTCATTTTGAATAAGTGTAGTTTTTCTGGTCTTACTGAGAATAGTACATTTTCACCTACAGCATCTCGTTCTAATTTTTCTTTTGTTGGTATTGAAAAATTAAAAGAATATTCTAAACTGATGAAGAATTGGAAAATTACTAATATTGATTATTCAGAAGTTATGAATGCTCCTGGAGAAGATGTATTTGTATTCCTTGATCCACCTTATGACATTAAAGATTTTCTTTATGGAAAAAATCGTGAGATGCATAAGTCATTTGATCACGACTTGTTTGCTGAGAATGTTTATAAGTGCCCCCATAAGTTCATGATTACTTATAATGTCAACGAAAGACTTGAAGAACTTTACAAAGATTATGAACTTAATTATTGGAAATTGAGATATTCTATGGCGCATCGTGGTGATAAGGGAACAGATGAAAATGTAAAGACAGAACTATTGGTAACAAACTACCCGATTGTAAAAAGCAATCCTTTGGAGAGCATTCTTTATGCCTGAACTTAAAGATTGGTTAAACTCTATTAATTTTACGAAAGAAGATTTATCGGAACACATCAAAGAGTATTCTCCATACATTATCAATCGTTGCCTATCTGGTCATATTGATTGTGTGATGTTTGCAAATGAAATGAATATTCATCATTATCTGGATAAAGACATGCAATATTCATTTTTTATAAATACTCTAAGGAAGCGTAAAAGGTTTTCTCCTTGGCTCCGTAAGGATAAAGTAAAAAGACTTAGAATGTGTTAAACAATACTATGGTTATAGTAATGAAAAGGCATCTCAAGCTCTGAAGATTTTATCTAAATCCCAAATAGACTTTATTAAACAAAAACTTGACATTGGAGGAAAAAATGACAACCGCGGCCGAACCTGAGGTTAAGTGGTCTCAAGATAAAATGATTGAAATTGTTCTTGAGGAACCTGATGATTTTTTGAAAGTTCGTGAAACTTTAACCAGAATCGGAGTAGCATCTAGAAAGGAGAAAAAACTCTATCAAAGTTGCCATATTCTGCATAAGCAGGGTAAGTATTACATTGTTCATTTTAAAGAATTGTTTGCCTTGGATGGTAAACATGCAAATTTAACAGTGAATGATGTGCAAAGACGAAATAGAATTGTAAGACTTCTTTATGATTGGGGATTGATTAGTGTTGTAAATCAAGATCTAATTTCTGATATTGCTCCACTAAATCAAATTAAAGTTTTGGCATATAAAGAAAAAAATGATTGGATTTTGGAAACAAAATACAACATTGGAAAGAAAGGAAAAACTACTGAAGATGAATAAATAAGTATGAGACCTTTCGTGCGGTCTCTACGAAAGTCGGAACACCCTAAAAAGAGGTTCGGTTTTTACCGTTCCTCTTTTTTTCGTTTCTTGTATAATTATTAATGGATGCCGAAAGGGTCCACAAAACACAAACTCGCTTTTAAAGGAGCTACTATAATGACTAACCTTGCAACTTCTAGGTTTACCCATGCAGATCTTCCTGCTTTGATGGATAGGATTACCCGTCATAGTATTGGAATGGATGAATATTTTGATCGTCTTTTTAATCTCCATGAAACAACTTCTAATTATCCACCGTACAATCTTGTTCAAGTTAGTAATGTAGAATCTAGACTTGAACTTGCACTTGCTGGATTTAAAAAGGAGGAAGTAAATGTATACACGGAGTATGGAAAACTTTTTATCGAAGGACAAAAAGAGGATAGGGAGTCTGATACCCGTTACGTCCATAAGGGACTGGCTCAACGATCTTTCAAGAGAGCATGGACACTATCGGACGACACAACAATCAAAGAGGTTACATTTGAGGATGGACTATTGACTGTAACTCTTGGTAAAATTGTCCCAGAACATCATTCTCGTAAAGATTATCTCTAAATAAAAATAAAAAATGAAATCTTACGACGAGTTTAAGACAATTGCATATAAAAATGCAGTTCCTCATACAGTTTATAGAGATGGAAAATCTAAAAAAATTGGCAAGGGAAAAGCAGTTCCTGTAAGAAGCCGTTCAAGTGCTGGTGGAAATGGTGACTCTGGTAATGGCAATGGTGGTGGAAACGGTGGTGAATAAATAAAAATTGAATATCGTCGGCGCAATGGGGCATTAACTGGCAAAAACCAGTTGACGTGCCCCTCTTTTTTTGATAGAATGAATTCAAGTCTAGAAAAACTATGAGTATTAAAGTAATTCTTTTAAAATCAAATGACTATGTTATTGCAGACGTAAAAGAACTTTCTGTAGAGGAAAAATCTGTAGGATATCTTCTTACAAAACCATATGTTATGACATTAAAATACGCTGATGTTTTGTTCAGTGAAGTTACAAGTAATGGTAATAATGTTGCTGTAAAATTTGATCAATATATTCCCTTTACTGATCAAAAAGAAATTTTAATTCCTTGCGATTGGGTAGTTACAATGGTAGACCCAGTAAGGCAAATTCGTGAAACATATGAGGAAACTACAAATGCAAACAATCAAAATACTAGCACTACTGAACAATCAAATTTTGATAACACAAATTGAGGAAGTGGGTGCTGATATCGGTGAACCTGATTGCAAACTGATTAAACCATTTGTTGTAAGGAACGATCATACAATGGAACCATTCCTTTGTGGATATACCAGACAAGATACATTTATGATGAGTTCGGATAAGATTTTGACCCTCGCAGATCCAACTCCAACTCTACTTGAAAAATATGAGGACTTGATTAAAGAATAACTCAATTATTTTTTGTAACGGGAATACCATCCAGTGTAATTTCCATTTTTATAGTTCCCGTTATTTTCTCCTCTAATTTCATCATAAGTTCTATTTTTTCTTTTTCCTTCATTGTATGCTTTTTGCATAGAAAGAGAAATTTTTTTCTTCTGCTCTTCTGACATTTTTTTGCCCTTTTGTGGAGATGCTTTTCCTTTTTTGGATAGAGACATTTTTATTTTAGTTTCTTCGGAATGTTTAAATCCTAAAATTCCTTGACCACCCTTGTCGCAATTATAACCTTCTTTTAAAGTGTTAAAATGTTCTATCCAATACTGTTCTCTTTCATCAAGTAACAAAATATCACATTCTTCAAGAGTAAATATTTCAAAATCTTCTCTTGAGTATTTTCTTATTGCGTGATATAATGGGGTATCGACACCTTTCTTTGCTTGCATCCAATGCTGATATATCCTTTTTGACAATCTTTGCTTAGTTTGCCCAATGTATCTTTTATCAGTTATTAAATTCTGAATACAGTAGATGCATCCCATAACAGTTCTTTTATCTAATATTATTTATGTCTCAAAGGTTTTACACTAATGTTCAATTGATTGGAAATCAATTTTTGGTTCGTGGAGTAGAGAATGGTAAAAGATTTGAGACAAGGGATGAGTTCTTCCCAACTCTCTTTGTAAAAACTAAAAAAGATTCTAAGTATAGAACATTAAGTGGTGAAGCAGTAGAACCCATCAATCCTGGAACTGTAAGGGATTGTCGTGAGTTCTATAAAAAGTATGATGAAATTGCTGGTTTTGAAATCTACGGTAACGACAGATATATCTATCAATACATCTCCGAAAAATATCCAGAGGATGAAATTAAGTTTGATATCAGCAAAATTAAACTTGTAACTTTGGATATTGAGGTTGCTTCTGAAGAGGGATTCCCTGATGTGGAATCTTGCTCCGAAGAAATCCTTGCGATTACAATTCAGGATTATACAACTAAAAAGATTATTACTTGGGGTGTTAAACCATTCAACAATAAACAAAGTAATGTTACATATCATCACTGCCCAAGTGAGTATGAACTACTGAGTCACTTTATCAACTATTGGATGGTTGATGTGCCTGATGTTGTGACTGGATGGAATATTCAATTGTATGATATTCCTTATATTTGCAAGAGACTGAATAGAGTTCTTGGTGAGAAACTAATGAAACGTTTCTCTAACTGGGGACTTGTGACTGAAGGTGAAACTTATATTCAAGGACGTAAACATACTGTTTTTGATGTGGGTGGATTAACTCAACTTGACTATCTTGATCTTTATAAGAAGTTTACTTATAAAGCACAGGAATCATATCGTCTTGATTATATTGCTGAAGTTGAACTGGGACAGAAGAAACTAGATCACTCTGAGTTTGATACTTTTAAAGACTTCTATACTCAAGGTTGGCAAAAGTTCATTGAATATAACATCGTTGACGTAGAACTTGTTGACCGTTTGGAAGACAAGATGAAACTGATTGAACTTGCTCTTACTATGGCATATGATGCCAAAGTAAACTATGCTGATGTGTTCTATCAAGTGCGGATGTGGGATAATATCATCTACAATTATCTTAAGAAAAATAACATTGTCATCCCACCGAAGAATAAATCATCAAAGAATGAAAAATATGCTGGGGCATATGTTAAAGAGCCGATTCCTGGGATGTATGATTGGGTGGTCAGTTTTGACCTTAATAGCCTTTATCCCCACCTTATTATGCAATATAACATCTCTCCAGAAACACTCCTTGACGAAAAACATCCAACTGCAAATGTTGAAAAGATTCTAAAAGGAGAACTAAACTTTGAGATGTATAAAGACTATTCGGTATGTCCGAATGGTGCTATGTTCCGTAAGGATGTTCGTGGATTTCTTCCAGAATTGATGGAAAAGATTTATAATGAACGTGTAATCTTTAAAAAGAAGATGCTTGCTGCAGAGCAAGAATATGAAAAAACTAAAAATAAGGAGTTGGTTAAAGAGATTGCAAGATGCAATAATATCCAGATGGCGAGAAAGATTCAATTGAACTCTGCTTATGGTGCTATCGGCAATCAGTATTTCCGTTATTACAAACTAGCAAATGCTGAGGCAATCACACTTTCTGGTCAACTTTCTATTCAGTGGATCATGAATAAGGTAAATACTTACCTGAATAAGATTCTTAAAAGTGGAGATGTGGATTATGTTATTGCTTCGGATACTGATTCTCTTTATATTAATATGGGTCCTTTGGTTGAGAGTGTATTCAGAGGAAGAGAGAAAACTACTGAAAGCATTGTTTCGTTCCTTGATAAGGTCTGTCAGTTGGAATTTGAAAAATATATTGAAAATTCTTACCAAGAACTGGCGGACTATGTAAATGCTTATGAACAAAAAATGTTCATGAAACGTGAGTGTATTGCCGAACGTGGTATTTGGACAGCAAAGAAAAGATACATTCTAAGTGTTTGGGATAGTGAAGGTGTTAGATATGAAAAACCAAAACTAAAGATCAAAGGTATTGAAGCAATCAAATCCTCAACACCAGCACCTTGTAGAAAAATGTTGAAAGAATCATTTGACATTATGATGAGTGGTTCTGAAGATGACATGATTGATTATATTGATAGATGTAGAACAAGTTTTAAGAAATTATCTCCAGAAGAAATTTCATTTCCACGTTCTGCATCGGATGTTCAAAAATATTCATCATCTTCTGACATTTATGGTAAAGGAACTCCAATTCATGTTCGTGGAGCACTTTTGTTTAATCATTACATAAAACAAAACAAACTTACCAAAAAATATTCACTTATCAATAATGGTGAAAAAATTAAATTTATTTTCTTGAAAAAACCAAATATAATTCATGAAAACGTAATTTCTTTTATTCAAGAATTTCCTAGAGAACTTGGTCTTGACAAGTATATTGACTATGAACTACAATTTGAGAAAGCTTTTCTAGAACCACTCAAGTCTATTCTTGATACTATTGGATGGAATGTAGAAAAAACTGTAAACCTTGAACTCTTTTTTGCCTGATGGATTTGCCTATTAATGATAAAGAATTGGATACGATTGTAAAAGCACTTGGATTTGGTGGGGATGCTGCTCTATATCATAAATTGAAACTTGTTAGGGAACTTATGGAGCAGGGTTTACCTTATAAAAAAATACTTCGTGAAGAATACGGAATGATTGTATGATTAGACTTCCTATAAATGAAAAGGAGTTGGATACTATTATTCTTACTCTAAAAGCATGTCATCCTGCTTTGTATTCTAAACTTTGGGCATATAAAATGAACGATTTGAAAAAGGAGAAAAAAGATGGACTTTCTTAAAGATATTGTAAAAGAGATTGGTGATGACTACACAAAGTTAGCATCAGATATTGATGAAACAGAGACTTATGTTGACACAGGTTCGTACATTTTTAATGCACTGGTTTCAGGTAGCATATTTGGTGGTGTATCTGGGAATAAGATTACTGCTATTGCTGGAGAGTCTAGTACTGGAAAAACTTTCTTCTCTCTCGCTGTGGTTAAGAATTTTCTTGATACTAACCCCGATGGTTATTGTCTCTATTTTGATACTGAGGCTGCTATTACTAAATCACTTGTAGAATCCCGTGGAATTGATACTTCTCGTTTGGTTGTTGTTAACGTTGTTACTATTGAAGAGTTTCGTACAAAGGCACTCAAAGCAGTAGACTTATACTTAAAAAAACCTGAAGAAGAACGTAAACCCTGTATGTTTGTGTTAGACTCTTTGGGTATGCTTTCCACTGAGAAAGAAATTACTGACGCACTTAATGATAAACAAGTTCGTGATATGACTAAATCACAACTTGTTAAAGGTGCTTTCCGAATGTTAACCCTCAAACTAGGACAGGCAAATGTACCGCTCATTGTCACAAATCATACATACGATGTCATCGGAGCTTATGTACCAACGAAAGAAATGGGTGGAGGTTCTGGACTCAAATATGCAGCAAGTACAATCATTTATCTCAGCAAAAAGAAAGAAAAGGATGGAACAGAAGTGGTCGGCAATATTATCAAAGCTAAGACTGCTAAATCGCGTTTGAGCAAGGAGAACAAAGATGTTGAAGTCCGTCTGTATTATGATGAGCGCGGTCTTGATCGTTACTACGGTCTTCTGGAACTTGGTGAGATTGGTGGACTCTGGAAGAATGTAGCAGGACGATATGAGATTGATGGTAAGAAAATTTATGCCAAACAGATTCTAAAAGAACCTGAACTTTATTTCACTGAAGAAGTGATGCAACAACTGGACGAAATCGCACGAAAGGAATTTAGTTATGGAGAAAGTTGAGTTTCTAGTTCTTAGAAACCTTTTACACAATGAGCAATATGTAAGAAAAGTAATTCCTTTTATTAAATCTGAATACTTTGAAGATCAAAATCAAAAGATTGTATTTGAAGAAATCCTCAAGTTTGTCCAACAATACAATCAACCAGCAACGAAAGAAGTTCTCTGCATTGAAGTAGAAAATCGTCAAGATATCAACGAGACTTCTTTCAAAGAAATTAGTCAGATTATTAGTTATCTTGATGATGAACCATCTGAGTTTAATTGGTTGGTAGATACAACTGAAAAGTGGTGTCGTGACCGTGCTATCTATCTTGCTCTTATGGAATCTATCCATATTGCAGATGGTAAAGATAGTAAAAAAAATCGTGATGCTATTCCTAGCATTTTATCAGATGCTCTTGCCGTATCTTTTGACACTCACATCGGACATGATTATCTGCTAGATTATGAGCAAAGATATGAGTCCTATCATAAAAAGGAAGAGAAAATTGAATTTGATCTTGAATATTTTAACAAAATCACAAAAGGTGGACTACCTAATAAGACTCTCAATATCGCTCTTGCTGGTACGGGTGTTGGAAAAAGTCTCTTTATGTGCCATGTTGCTGCTTCCGTCTTATTGCAAGGCAGGAACGTTCTCTATATCACTCTTGAAATGGCGGAGGAACGAATTGCTGAAAGAATTGACGCAAATCTTCTGAATGTTCCTATTCAAGATATTGCAGAACTTCCAAGGCAGATGTTTGAGAACAAGGTTACAAATCTTGCAAAGAAAACTCAGGGACAACTCATTATTAAAGAATATCCAACTGCTTCTGCACACTCTGGACACTTTAAATCACTTCTTAATGAACTTGCACTTAAAAAAGCATTTAAACCAGATATTATTTTTATTGATTATTTGAATATCTGTGCTTCATCAAGGTATCGTGGTGGTAGTAATATCAACTCTTACACTTTTGTAAAGTCAATTGCAGAAGAACTTCGTGGTCTTGCTGTGGAGTTTAATGTTCCTATTGTGAGTGCTACCCAGACAACTCGTTCTGGTTATGGTTCTTCTGATGTGGAACTGACTGATACTTCTGAAAGTTTTGGTCTTCCAGCAACTGCTGATTTGATGTTTGCTCTTATCAGCACTGAAGAACTTGAAGATCTTGGTCAGATTCTTGTAAAACAACTCAAGAATCGTTATAATGATCCAACCATTAACAAGAGGTTTGTTATTGGAATTGATCGTGCAAAAATGAGATTGTATGATGTTGAACAATCTGCACAGAAAAACATTCTTGACAATGGACAAGATGAAGAGTATGATTATGAAGAGAAAAAACCTAAAAAAACATTTGAGGGATTTAAATTCTAATATGACTACAACTATTGAAAAAGTTATTGATACAAAAAAGTATATTGAATTCGTTCGTCAAACAACCAGTCCTGCAAGTACAAACTATGCAG